AATGAGTGTCGCAGTAGCTTTGCGGTGGAGTCACATGAGAACCGTCCTTAGCTCTCACCCACTTCTCCCGAAACGGCCTAAACTCATCGCCATTCTTAAATGGCCGGTACTTCGGCTTAGGTGGATCGATGGGGACGCAGTGAAGCAATGACGAGCCATAGTTAAGACCACAAGTATTTGTCCATTCTTTGAATCGAGTACTCCACCAAAGAGCGTCATTACGAAACGGCTCGGTAGCTGTATCGATAAGCCGATAGCCTTGTGGTGGGTCGATCTTCTCAAACTTGGGAATCGGCATCCATGCGACCATAGCAGCCAAGTGATCCCACCAGTAAAACCCTCTGACACCACCTTTTAATAATTGAAGTACTAACCCCTTGTCATCGGCATCATCTTTAGTCGGCTTCCGAACTCTTACGTCTATCCATTCCATCGCGTTCTCCTAAAACAAATCCAACTGTTCCACCTTCGGCCTAGCCGCCACCGCTGGCAAGCTAAGCATCACACCTTCACGCACAATCAAACCTTGCTTAACTGCCTCATCAATCGCCGCTTCCCATTGTCCAACCGTCGCTTTGGTCCACTGCCGATTAGACAGCGATTCCTGCAAAATCAGCCGCACTAGCTCACTGTCTCGCACTGCTCGACGTTCACCACGCAGGTAGTCGGTAAGCTCTTTGGCTAGGTCAGTCATGCAACTTCCCCTGCATCGTTTCGCGTCTTGCCTTCACCTATGGCTTGTAACCATTTGGATCGCGTAGTCGACTGGTAGTCGTCGTTAACCCACTCTTCCACGGTGCCACTTCCATAGATAACAAAATGACCAAGTACTCCGAGCTTAAAAAACACATAACTGCCATCAATTTCGGTCAGCAAAATTTGATTAGCTCCGAACGCCTGTAAGATTCGATTACATGCTTCAATCATGCAGCACCATCCCCAGCAAACAGAAAGCAGTCCCGCCTAAACAAAAACCGAGTGCGAAAATTAACATCATCGTTTCATCACCATCCTTCCTAAAACGTGCCTCACTGGACTTGAACCAGCAGCTTGTGGTATGAGCCCTTGCCGCACCTGCAAGCACGCCCGCTGCTGCTGCGGTTAGCTCACCGTTCCGGCTGCTTCTGCAATTCCTTCGGTGTCGATCTGCGTTCCCGCCAGTAGCAAGCTCGCATAATCACCGACCGGCATCCCTGCCTCCTTTGCAGCCACTGTTAGTCTTTCCATTAACTCTGCTGGTACTTCGACCATTAAAATAACCATGTTCATGACTTCACTACCTCACCTGTAATCGGCTCGTCCTCATCGGGTGTTGCCAAATCGCTACCGACAATCCTCATAAACACTCGCCGCAAAATCTTGCTTTCGGCTTTGCCGTGAATCAGGTCTGCACCAGTTCCCTTCACCGCGATGGCGAACTCACCTGTACAATCCATTTCCTGCGGCTGGCCGTCGATCATCCATGATGCCTTGCACGGAACAATCGCACCTTCTCCGTGTGCCTTTGGCGTTCCGATGTCGACCCGCAAGTTAGTTAGTCCTGGTAGCTCCTTCAGTAGCCGCCGATAGCCTTCCTTCGTGATGTACATGTTTCCAGCTATGATGTTAAACTCATTGCCAGTCGGACGCAGTCCGCGAAGCAAAGCCTGAATCATGCAATCCTTAATCACAACGTCCGAGTACGGCTCACCCTTGCCGTTTTGCCGGTCAGTACGAAACCCAAGCGGTGTATTCATTAGCTGCCGAAAGTCATTCATAATTGCCGGTGTGATTCGCTCTCGCAACAATCCAGCGGCGTGAGCAATCAAAACAGACCTGACAATCGGGTCGTGCTCGGTCGTCAGTTCTCGCTGGCTTGCCTTCGATACTTCGCTTAGCCGTTTTGCATCTTCCAATCGTGCTGATGGCACTAGCGATGCGGTATTTGGTGCTGCTATAACACTCATTCAAAAGCTCTCCCGTATAGATTAAGAATATCTGCCAGTCGTTGCCGCTGGCACGGCTTGAAAGTCCACTTGCAAATCCGCCGCGTAAATCCTTGGCAATTTGTTCTCTCGATGATTTCCGAGTCGTCGCAACGACTACAGCCGCCACGCTGATTGGTAATTTGTTCTTCTTCGGTCCTAACTATGTTTACATCAAAAAAATCTGGTTGGCTTACCGGCAATACGTCGCCGGATTCAATTAGCTCTACGCCATGCTGCTTGCAAGATTCCCACCACACCTGCAAGCTACTGCTGGCCATCTCTTGGTGGATTACTTCGCTCATCTTGCAACCTCTTAACTTCCCTAACTAACTCCAAAATAATTCCGGCCAACGTTCCGCTTGTTCCGGTCCAGCAGTTTGACGAACCGAACTCGCGAGCTATCTGCTCGTAACGCTCTAGGTCAATCACTTTCAGCACACTCCAATTGATCAAACAAACTAGGAGTCTCAACTTTGGCTGTAATGCGTCCCAAGTTCTTGGCCGCACACTCAAAGTATTCTGGCTTTAGCTCTACCCCGATAAATCTTCGGCCAAGTCGAACAGACTCCCACCCCTCGCTACCCACGCCTGCAAATGGACTTAGCACTATGTCATTTGGTTTTGACCAAAGCTGAAGGCATCGTTCAATCACATCTAACTGAAGCGGGCAGAGGTGCCGCGTATCATCATCACCGCGTGCCTCTCGATAGCTCAAAGTCCTCGTCTGACGAATATCCATCCAGACCGGGCTTGCGTATCGTTGCCACACATCAATCGAAAGTGTGCCGGTATTTTGAAACGTATCTTCGTCGCCAGCGAAATATTCAAATCCTCCTTCAACCGGATTTGCGTTAACTCCTGGCTTGCGGAACGTGCAAACGTAGTCCGGTATTCCCTGTCGTGAACGGCATGAATCTTTCACGACCTGCTTATGCAAAAGCCCAAGAGCCTTAGTTCGCTGCATGGCCGTAACCGGATCTTTCCAAATGCACACTTCGCTGTGATACACAAAGCCATAAGACTGAAAGCAACGAATCACATCGCCGCGAAAATCTCTAATGCCAATGTATCCGTTGTGCTGCATTGTGCTTGGAAGATTCATGCAATGCACGCTGATGCACCTACCTGACTGCAACACCCGAAACAATTGCTTAACTAGAAATCCAAAATGCTCGAAGAACTCATCATCTGTTTCGCAGTTACCCATATCATTCTCACTATCGCTGTAAACGTATAGTGACGAAAAAGGCGGACTAAAAACAGAAAAGCCAATCGACTCATCTGGTAACTCACTGACAACTTCAACACAGTCGCCGTTGTATAAATGCCAGTTCTCTCCGCTTGCTTCGTTTAATACTTGCATAGTCTTGTCATCCATTTAGGTAAATCAACGTTAGTGATAGGCTCGTACTTCTTCTTGTGATCATCCAATCCAAACTCCTGCCAAGTGCTTTTACGCATAGCAGCCGCCATTCCAGATCGCATTGCTGCGAAGTCTGATTCCTTTCTTGCTATCGCGGAGTTAATGGCTGAATCTGTTTCAGCTAACACGATATGAACATCTACTTCTCGCGTTTGCATAAATCGATAAATTCGCCTGATTGCTTGATAGTACGACTCGAAGCTATAACTAAGACCAGCAAATACCATTTTTCGGCAGTGCTGCCAGTTTAAGCCCATTCCGCAAATCGACGGCTTTGTAACGAGCTTCAATAAATCACCACTTGCAAATTCCGCTAACAACTGCTCCTTGCGTTCGCTACTGTCACTTCCCTTAAGCTCTTTAGCTCCCGATATTACTTCTGCCAGCATGCTTGACTCTTGATTAGTATCACACCAGATAACAACCGGCTCATCCCAGGAATTAGCAAGCTCTGCGGCTTTCTTTACTCGAACATCGCACGTTAAACGCTTTTCTTCGTGAACAGTCGTGGCTGAACATCCGGCCACGTTGAATAGCATTCCAGATGGTGTCCTAGCCTCATCAACTTCTACAAAATGCCGATGGATATGCATGGCTGGAAGTATGTATCCATCATCGCCTCCGCCAATGTCGCTAGGCATTCCAATGCACACGGCCCAAGAAGCAACCCATTGCCAAAAAGCCTGCTTACCATGAGGACGCAAAACCCAGTTTGCTGTGTTGCCTGAGTCGTGGTAGAAAAATCTATTGAGCATGTCGGTGCTAGCCATTACACCAAGAAACTCAGAGTGATTACCCAACTCCATGTGGTCATTTGGGGATGGTGTCGCAGTGCATGCTAAGCGATATTGTGTTGCCCCGAACTGCTGTATCAACCGTGACTTGGTTTTACCATTCAGGCTTTTCAATATCGAAGATTCATCTAAAACAACGCCAGCAAACATCTCGCCTTCAAATAGATGCAGCTTGTCATAGTTCGTTACGTTGATACCTTCGCATAAATCCATTGCAGACTCAACCACCTTGCATTCGACGCCCAAGTCAAATTTAAGTGATTCACTGACCGTTTGATGCCTAACACCCAGCGGACACAGCAACAGCACAGGCCCAGCTTCGTTAACAACGTTTTCTGCCCAGGATAGCTGCATCAAAGTTTTTCCAAGTCCGGTATCAGCAAATAACGCAGCCCTGCCACGCCTGCATGCCCAATCTACTATTAACTTCTGCCAGTCCTTCAGATTCGCGTTAATCGCACTTGGAGTGAATCCGTACTTTTCTGCACGTATTCGCTTGCTTGAAATAAAGTCTTCGTAGCTCCGCAAGCTATTCATGCCCGCACCCCCAACAACTGGCCAACCGACCGCTTAACCTCGCCGCTCAGGCTCTCCATCTGCTGAGCCGTCATTTCATCCCAGTAGTCGACCAAACAAATCGCCCTCCGTGGCGAGATCGGCAACTCC